AACTGGTTCAGCAATCGCCACGACATGGCACAAGTGGGGCGTGTCGTCGACTGGTGAAGAGATTAACAGCGCAGATCGTCCGTTCGGCAGCATGGTTGCTACCTACTGGCACGGTCGCTATCAGGGCAAGCAGGGACAAATACTGCGGCCGGGCGAGACTGGTGGCCACGTCATGACCCCGGTGACGGGCACGTACGACAGTAAGACCAACACAGCGGTGTTTGCTGATCAGTACGGCGCGAAACGACGTAGTCTCAATGATATGGACGTGCGCTATGCTGGTGATGAGGCAGTGGCTGCGCTGCGGGCGCAGAGAGGTGAGCAACGAGACAAGATAGACAAGGGCAATGGTAAGAGTCCTTGGGATAGTCCTTCTGCTAGTGTCAATGTTACGATAAAGAACGCACCACCGGGAGTTAAGACTAACGCGGAGGCGGATGGTGCGTTTAAGACGTTAAACCTTAGTCGATCAAATCAGCTGGTGTATAACTGATGCCTGATAATTTCGATGCCGATGCGATGCTGGCTTTTTTCGGTCAGTTCGGCAAGGAAGTCGATAACCTGAAGGCCAAGATCACTGCCCTCAACGAGGTCGGTGGCAAGGGCATGGGTAACCTTGCTAACGAGACGAATCGTTTTGGTCAGATCGTGGAGCGCTATACTGCCGGTCCGCTTAAGGCGATGGATTCGGCGGCAGCCGGTCTGACCAAGACGTTACTGGGTGCCGGTGGTCTGGCACTTGGCTTTGCTGGCGTATCGAAAGCACTCGACCAGTTCGCGGTCGGCGAGCTACGCATACGCAATTTTGCGACTAATACTGGTTTCACCGTCGAGAATGTCAAGAACTTGCGTGTGCAACTGGCTGCTGCCGGCGTCGATGCCGGCGAGGCGTCGTCTGGCATTGCTAGCATTGGATCGAAACTGCAGGAAGTGCTGGCGCTGCAGGAGACTTCAGGCTTTTATCGAGAGCTAGCAAAGAGCAGTCCGGCGTTGGCCGAGCAAGTACGTCACTTAATGAACGCTGGCAAGCAGCAGGAAGCCAACAATGTTCTGCAGGAAGCGTTCAATAACGGCGGTGAGCGGTTCAAGTCATGGTTACCAACAGTCACCGGTCAGTCGCGTGCTGCGTGGGAAGCCGGCAAGATGGGCATGGAGGGGCTGATCAAGCCGTGGGAGTTCAATGACAAGAAGGCGGCTGAGTATCACAAGACGATGACCAATCTTGACACGATTTCGACCGGCATGTGGACGCACATGTCGTACACAATGATCGAGGGCATCAACCGGATGATTGGACCGGAAGGGATCGAGGGCCTGAACAAGAAGGCGCGCGAGTTTGCGCAGGGGTTCAAAAGTTTCTTCGATACGTACGTAATGTCAACACTATCAACGACTGCGGAAGAGTTCGGCTGGGTTGTCAAGGCATTCAGTTCGGTCGATGAGTTTCTGACCAAGTGGACCGGTAAGGGTGCGTCTGTCGGAGAGATTGTCGGTACTGCGCGCGAAAAGATTGCAGAACCGCCAAAGGGTGTAGAAGGGACGACAACTAAGAGCGGTGCCGGTATCGGTCCGGTCAAGGGAATGATTGACCTGTGGGACTGGTTGAAAAAGCAGATGAGCATGGAAGCCGGCGCGGCAGAAGTTGAAGGCGGCGGCACGCTACTCGAACAGAAGGAAGAAACTGACAAGGAGTCGAATAAGTCAATTCGTGATATGCGCGACATTTTCCAGAAGTGGGACCAGAAGGGCGGAGCGGGCGGCGGTGGTGGTGCTGGTGGTGTCGGTGGCAGAGCGGGCGGCGGTGGGTTTCCCGGTTCTGGAATGCCAAGCGGCACAGGCCCCGCTGTTGGCGCTTCTCCAATGGGCCGTAGCGGTCCGGGTACGGGTCAATCATTTCCGCAGAGCAAGGGTGGCGGCGGACCAGCAGAAACGTCCGCCGATCTTGGCGACAGTGCGCCAAGTGGAAGCCTTGCCGAGCAACGAGCAGCATTTAAGAAGGAGTTGGATGCTGATCCAAAACTGAAACGGTTTGCTATTGACGCGATGCAGCACGAAGGCGGCATCCAGTCAAATATGGAGCAGTTGATGAACATGGCTGCGATGCGCAAGCAGACCATCAGGCAAGCGCTTTTTTCCGATCAATACGGTCCGATCAAGCATGGTATCATCAGCGGAAATATTTCTGCAAAAACAGCAGCGGAGGGCGAGGCCGCACTCGAAAAGGTCTATGCCGGATCAAACATCACTGACTACGCCACCGATCAGGGTATGAGGGGCGATCCAAATTTTGACAAGTACATGTCAAATCAAAAATACTGGGGCATGCACAAAGTTGAGGGTGCTTGGTTTTCTGCTCATGGTGAGCCCGGTCGCCGATGGGCTGAAGCACAGAGAGCGCGGGACGCGAGAGCAGGAACCGGCGTTTGGAGCGGGGGCGGTAAGGCTGTTCCATTCGTACCTGAGGGCATGAACTCGTTTAATGAACGGTTCGGTGACTGGTCAAAGCGTGCCGCGATTGACCGTGCATTAAAGACGGCCAGTGGTGGAAGTGGCAACCTTGGCACGGCCAAGGTTGATATCGAATTTACCGGTGACAAGGATAAGAAAGACGTGTGGAGTAAGGGTGCGGAGCCGTTCATTCCAACCAAAATTCATCGCTCGCCGCAGGCGCCGGCAGCTGGCGGTGGTGTGTCGGCCTTTAACACGTATTCGTTCGAATGAAATATGCCAAAGCAGGCAGAGATTGCAGTTCTGACAGTTGCCGGTCGGAATTATACCGACTGGGAGAGCGTATCGGTCAAGCATCAGCTGCGCGAGATGCCGGCCTATTCCTGTCGCTTTACTTGTAGTGAAGCCTCTCCGTTGAGCGTGCATCTGGATAAATTGCAGATCATGCCGGGCACGTTCTGTACTGTGACGCTAGCAGGTGAGCTGGCGTTTACTGGCAAGGTGACGACGCGGCAGGTGTTCGTCGATGCGCGACGTCATCATATCGAAATCCAATGCGCCAATAACCTGCAGCTGGCAACGTCAAGTGTTATTTCGAAGACGGGTGAGTTCAAGGATCAGACACCAAAGCAAATAATTGAAGCTGTATTGAAGCCGTTGAAGATTCCGCTCAAGATCGAGGGCGGCGCGCTGCCTAATTTCAAGATACCACGCTATTCAGCGACGCCGGGCGAGTCAGTGCACGATTTTATTGACACATTGACGCGCCATCTTGGCAAAGAAGGAAGTAAAATCGGCATCTCTCATACTGCCGATGTGCAAGGCAATTTTTGCATTTTGACTGATTCGCTTGGTGGTGGCGACACGCTGACTGAAGGCAAGAACATGCTGGAGGGACGTGAAGTCATTTACGACCCAAATCAGGCCGGCGGCGTGCCGTCGCCTAATCAGGGTCCCGGCAATGATGACCAGTGGGGTGCCAAGGTAGCAAGCATTCCGTTTGTGTCGAAGACGTTTCAGACGATGGGTCAGAAATTCGTGCCCGGTGTCGTTGTCCCGGAGATGCCGTTTATGGGCAAGGACTTACATGAAGGTCGTGCCACATCGGAGAGCAATTGGTTGCAGGAAGCTTACGTGACGGTGTACGGTACGGTGCAGGGCTGGTTAAAGCCCAGCGGCGGACTATGGGAAAGAGGAAAGGAAGTGACGGTTAAGTCTCCGATGCTGGTGATGGATGGCGTACCGCTGATCCTGAAGAGTGCAACGTTCAGTCAGGATAACACGACGGGCACGCGTACCGTACTTGAACTGGTTAATACTAAGGCTCTAGGCGAGGGCGTACCGAGGCCAAATCAATGACAATCAGGACGACATTAACATCTGCTACGCGTCAGGCTCGCTCAGGTACTGCGCGTGCAACGATTCGCTCCGTTAGCGATGATCACCTGATGCAACAGGTCAATCATGCTGACGTTACTCATAGTGAGACGCCGTCCGATTTCGAGCGCTGGCAGATGGTGGGTATGACGTCCGTGCCAATTGATCAGCAGGAGGAAGAAGGCGGCCAGCAGAAGCAATCAACGCAGAAGTCTAATCCATCAGAAGATGGTGACTGGAACCATGACCAGCCAAAAGGGCCGGCGGCAGAAGCTGTGATGATGTATCTGGGCGGATCACGGTCGCATCCTGTCGCGATGATTGATGACAGGCGGGTGCGACCGTATGGGATGAGTCCGGGTGAAGGTGCCAATTATGCACCGGATGGCAGTGAGCAAATGGTGCTGTTCAAAGAGAACGGCACTTATATTGTATCGCTAGACGGTCCATCGGTGAAAGACAAAAAGGAGAAGAAAACCCGTTTCGCCAGTCTGCGTCATGTCAACAAGAAGATGCAGACGCACAAGATCGAAAAGAAGCAGGATGGTGGCAGTGGGAGTGGAGGTGGTGCATCGCCGCAGGCAACGCAACAGGCAGCAGCAGGTGGTGCGGCCGGTGGGCAACAGCAGGAAAAATACAAGCACGAAGGTGATAGCGTCAATACTGAGGTGCGTACGACAACTGATACGATTGAGTTTTATGCGCCCGGTGACAAGAAAGTCGGCCTCTACGACAAGAAGGCCAAGCGCTGGTTATTCGATGCCGATGGCTCCAATAATTGTACACTCGAGATGCTGGCTGACAAGATCACTGTCAAGATTGGCGGCTCCAGCATCGAGCTGACGGAGGCTGGCATTACATTGAAAGCCACTAGGATTGATCATAACTGATGCCGGCAGCGCACAGACATGGTGATGCTCGTACATGTGGAGCTACGACGGTCGTGATTGGCAATTCAACGACGTACGTGGATGGTAAATTATGGGCTGTTCAGGGTGATATCAACACCGATGACAATGGTCAATTGATCCCAAGTGGTTCAACTGTCTACGTTCAGGGCAAGCTGGTCATTGTTCACGCGCCTGATGACGCTGAGCCTGATGAGCAATGTTTGCCTTTGGGAGGAGAGCATTGTGAGCCGAAAACTGCTGAGGGCAGTGGCGCGACTTTCGCCTACGGATGATTAATGGCAACAATTCAGGAAGTAGCTCCCGCTCCATGGCGTATGCGACTGCGGCCGGCGTCGTTCGCCGGCGTGCAGTTTCATGTTGAGCAGCAAGGACGCTCGGGCGGGCGCCGGGTCGTGTTGCATGAATACCCAAAGCGCGACATGCCCTATGCTGAAGACATGGGCCGCGCTGCTTTTCGCTACCAGATGACTGGCTACATCATCGGGCCGTCCTATCATCTGGGCAAGAAGGCGTTGATGGACGCGCTGGACAGTAGCGAAGGCGGCACGCTGATGGACCCGTATCTGGCGGAGCCAATCAAGTGCATTTGTGAGCGCTACAGTGTTTCAGAGACGAGAGAGCGTGGCGGCTATTGCTCATTCGAAATGACGTTCGTGCAACTAGGTACGCCGGGTAACACACCGGAACAGGTGAACAGTAAGGATCAGCTGCAGAGCGGGTCTGACAAGACTGGACAGGATGCGGCGGCCAATCTTGATGGTAGCAAGTCTCTTGGTCAGGGTGGCATTGGTCACGCATGATTAAATCAGAACGCGCAGAGGCTTTGGCAGTATCAACGCGCCTTATGACCTCGCTGGTCAGCTTTCCGTTGTCATCCTCAGGTGCGACGGGCGCCGATCTTCGCTCAGCTGTTGGCAAGTTCTTGAGTAACTTTTTTGAGTTGATAGTCAATCGCACGTTAGGTACCGAGCTGTTTGCCTGCTTTGAGCAGGCTAGACTTGCAGGCGCCACTATCAACTCTATGAGCGCTACGCGCGAGGCCATGTTGGCAGAGACGCCGGTCAGTCCGCTGAGTCTGGAGATAGTCAACTCTGCGATCATCTTTTCGTTTGTCGAGCAGTGTCAGATCATTTCGAGGATAGTCTTTAACAGTCGCACGGAAGCCGGGGCGATGCTGGATGGAATGTCCGTTATCATAGAGAGTATCAAGTTAAACAAGGCTGATTCGTTCATATCGAATGACTATCAGAATTTCGTGGCGCTGGCGGCTTTGTTGATCCAGCATCTGTCGGCTACGGAGCGTCAGTTGCCTAGGATTGTAAAGTACAGTTTTGCTGTTAGCTACCCGGCCTTGACTCTGTCCAATCGCATTTATGGTGATGGATCACGCAGCGATGAATTGATCGGAGAAAACAAGACCGTACATCCGGCTTTTATGCAACGTAATATTATGGCGCTGAGTTCGTGACATGGCTGACGTTCGCGTTATCAATGTCACCAATCTGGCAGGTATCTGGGCCGACTGGCTGCTGAAGCCAAATGCGACGCTTGACGAGACGGAAGAGCTGGTCAATGTAGTCAAGGTAGCGTTATTGACGTTTGCTCTTGCTGATGTAGACGACTTGCTGCCTGATCCGGACGGCACTGACAGGTGCGGTTGGTGGGGTGATCTTGATGCTGAGACAATCTGGGACGGCTGGCCAATCGGTGCAAAAATCTGGTTATTAAGTCGTTCCAAGATTACGCCGGCCGAAGCCAGACAGGGAGCAACATTGTCGCTGGCTGAGCAGTATTGTCGTGTCGCCTTGCAGCCGCTTATCGACAGGCGCATCTGTAGTCATATTGATGTGGAAGCGACGCGAGCCAGTATCGAGCGTATTAATGTAATGATAAAAGTGTACAGGGGTCCGCAGTTGCTGATTGAGTTGCGCTTTCAGAACTTGTGGGACGGGATCAGGACGTAACAATGCCGTGGACAACACCGACACTGCGTCAGGTTCGCGAGATGGTTCGCGGAGAAGTGACCACCAGTCTTGGTCGTGCTTCGTTCATTGGCAACAGTGTGTTACGCGTCATGGCCGATGCTATGGCTGCGGTCTGTCATCTGACATTACGCTATCTCGACTGGCTGGCGCTGCAGTTTTTGCCGGACACGGCAGAGCACGAATGGCTGGACCGTCATGGCCAGATATGGCTGGTCAATGCAGATGGCAGCAAGGGACGCAAGGTAGGGACGTTTGCTGCAGGTGATGTATCTGTTTTCGGCGACGCCGGCACAATAGTACCAGTGGGATCACGCCTGACTGGCAGTGATAACTGGCCGTACGAGACGACCAAGCAAGTGTTTGCTAATGGCGACATAAGTGTTCCTGTTCCCGTTCGTGCACTGAACTCCGGTGCCGGTGGTAATAAAGCACTGGGTGATTTTTTGTCATTCGAAACGGTTATTAGTGGCGTGCAGGCTGAGGCGCCTGTTGTTTTGATTGATGGTGGTGTTGATAGCGAATCAGATAATGACTTGCGCTTGCGCGTTCTGCGCCGCATCCAGCAGCCACCGATGGGCGGCGCGGCCTACGACTATGAGGCGTGGGCATTGGCCGTACCGGGAGTGACGCGCGCTTGGGCGGCGAGCGAAATGGGCATCGGCACGGTGACAGTGCGGTTCATGATGGACGACATGCGTGCTGATAATGATGGTGTTCCTTATCAGGAAGATATTGATGCTGTTGAGCACTATGTAAGCACCAAGCGACCGGTAGCTGTGAAAGACTTCTTTGTTGTGGCGCCGGTCAAGCAAGAGATTACTTGTGTCATTGACGAGCTGGTGCCAGATAATGAAGCAGTACGTGCTGAGATTGAGCAAAGCCTGAACATCATGCTGCGTAACCTGTCGGCGCCGGGACAGACGATCTTTGCTGCATGGAAGAGTTACGCAATCATGAATACGACCAGCGTTGTATCATTTCATCTGGCGAACAATGAAGATGATGTGATGCCGTCTGTCGGTCATATAGCGATATTGGGAAGCGTCGTTTATGACTGAGCAATTTGACCGTCATATTCGCCGTTCGGGCAAGGATTATGTTCAGGCGATACTGGCTTTGCTGCCGCAGGGTCAGGCTTGGCCACGTGAGCCGCAAAGCACGCTGGTTCGCACGTTAACCGGTCTGGCTGAGTATTGGGGCTTTGTTGACGGACGCGCAGCGGACCTGCTGGAGATTGAGACTGATCCGCGTTACTCAGTTGAAATGTTCACAGACTGGGAGCGCAACTGGGGTCTGCCGGATGAATGTTTCTTTGGAATACAGACCACATTAGCTGATCGTCGTCGCGTCTTGATGCTGAAGATGACGATGCTTGGCGGGCAAAGCCGGGAATTTTTCATTGAATTGATGGCATTGCTTGGTTACACGATACAGATCAAGGAATACGCGCCGTACATGTGCGGCATTTCAAGGGTCGGTGATACGACAGTTGAAGAGATTGAAGCGGGCGGCACGGCTGGGACCATGCGTTGGTATCTTGGACCGCCCGAAATGCGCTTTTACTGGTCAATTGGCGTCGGTGATGCAAAATTGACGTGGTTCAGGACGGGACCAGTCGGTGGCGAAGTTGGCGTTGATCCGCACCTTCTTATCGGCTTGGCCGATGAAGTGCCTTGTATACTGGAAAGACTGAAACCTGCGCATACGCAAATCGTATTTGACTATTCTTATCTACAAACCGGCGGGCCGATGGCTGGAACGCCCTGAGAGGAAGCGATGAAATACAATCAGCCTTATGGTATCACTGATCCTGAAGCAGCTTATATCAACGGTGATCCGAGTGTCGGCCGGCAGGGTTCGATTATTCCTGCTGCGGCGGTGGAGTTTCCGCAGCGAGAAATCGTTGCAGTTATTGAGGCTGCAAATCAAGTCTCAGACAATGCTAATCTGGCGCAGCTTATGTTTGCGGTGCGCAGCCAGCGGATGAACTACGCGCTGGCGGTTGACGGCGGCGATCCAAACACGATTGCCGTGGAATTTGATCCGCCTATCGGCAATACACAGACGCCGGGAATGCCGTTGCGCGTCAAGGCGCTGGTAAACAATACAAACCAGACGCTGTTGTCGGTTGATGGTGAAGAACACGCATTGCGTCATGCTGACGGGTCCGAACTTATCGCCGATGAAGTCAAAGCCGGCGTCATGTTTGAAGCGGTGTGGAACGACAGCGGTTATTGGGAGTTCAATCCGTATTCGAGCGGTGCAGGTGGTGGCGGTCCCGGTACCAACACGTACATCAACATTCCGTTCGCGGTCGATACTGGTACACCTAATTCGCTGGTTGCTAATTTCGTTCCGGCACTTACGTCGTTGGTGGCTGGAACAACTGTTGAAGTACGGGTAGTCAATGATATTACTGGTCCATCTATTGTTAAAGTGAATGCGTTAGCACCAGTGCCAATCGTGCGCGGTAACGGCCAGCCATTGCAGGCAGGTGATGCGGTCAAGGACCAGATCATGCTGCTGATTTATTCGGCATTTACGAGTTCGTTTCAGTTCTCCGGTTTGATCCCGAGAGCGGTCGGGCTTGGTCCTGTCGGCAGCATTATGTTATCACCCGGCAATGCAGCCATTCCCGGCACGTTGAAACTAAACGGTGCGACGCTTATACGAGCAGAACATCCCGGTCTGTGGGCCTACGCCCAAGGTAGCGGACGTATCGTTGATGAAATAATGTGGACGAACTCTGCAAATCATGCTTGGACTTCGTTCTCGCGCGGTGATGGTACGACCACGTTTCGGGTGCCCGATTTCCGTGGCGAGTTCATGCGCTTTTTCGATGACGCGCGTGGCGTTGATCAAAGTCGAGTACTGGGTACACAGCAGAATGACATTGTTGGAACGCTGGCAATGTCCGGTGTCGTTGACTTGATCAATCCGAAGCTGAGTTTCGGCCCGATGGACATGGCCAACCAGATACCGGGTGGCGGCGGTGCACCTCCGGTGCTGCCGCCGAACTACCGCAACGCCTACATGCAGAACGGCGAACTGACGTTCACAAGTCCGAGGAGCGAAGTTTACAACATCACCGGCGGCGGCTGGCCTGATACGACGCCAGATCATCTTGGTGTGCGTGATGTTGGCTACAATCAGTGGCCAGCAATTACCGGCGCATTAGGCCCATCATACGGTTATGTCGAGGTTGGTTGGGTCATTCCCTATCAGGACTTGAAGCCGCCAGTGTCGATCTACCCTTCGGCATGGCCGCCGAATTGGATACATCGTGAAAATCGCATCACTTCAGCCATGAACTTGTCCGGCTCGGGTGGCGGCACCGAGACACGCCCGCGCAACTGTGCGGTGATGCCGTGCATCGTGGATGGTTGACAATGTTTCCAGTTTACACATTCGATTATGATACTGGCATCTACACTGGCATTCGATTGCTTGATATAACAGACGCTGATCCACGCGCGCCGGGGGTCATTTTAATGCCGGGAAATACGACAACCGTGCCGCCACCATACTGTGGTCGCGGACTGTTTCCCGTCTGGCGAGACGGAGAATGGGTCGTCTGTCAACGTGCGCCGGACTTCAATCTTGATGCGGACTACTATGCACATCTGTGAGGCACAATGGCGGAAGCAGCAGAGGTTGACATTAGCACGTTTTCGGATGCGGACTTTTCTCGCGCCTTCCAGTGGATAATTAATGGTGTGCCGTTCGATTTTACAAATCATGGCTTGATGATGATGGTGCGTAAGTTGCCGGACGATACTGAAGTGTTCGTGTCGTTGAGTACGGATGATGGCGATATCGTGGTTTATCAGACAAGTCCGACTGAGGACGGTATTCCTGCTGACATTTTCAAGATCACCATTACACGCGCGCAGATGGCTGACATGGAAGCTGGTGATTACGTTCACAGCCTGATTTTGTTGCGTCCTGATGGATTGCGCGAGGATATTTTTCGCGGTACGTTGACGCACACGCATGGGCCGACACGATGACAAGTA